GTCAGCTCAGTGTACGGCGAATAGCGACGGTAAGCTTTTCGTCGTCACTCGCGATGTCTGATTTCGGGGGCAGCGAGTATGAGCCTTCGGACGACGAGTTTCGCGACGCAGACGAAATGAGCTCCGTTCCTGATGAGGACTATCAGGATCCGATTAACGAATCTGAGGCCGCAACCATAGACCGCTTGTACGACATCGGACAAAGCGTGAATCAAATCCTCTTTGAAGAAGTCACGAGAGCCTTATCCTCTAAGTACGGCACCAACGTCGCAAACACAATCCTCGGAGTCGCAAACGAAGTCTCGCAACTTGTGCCGGTGCAATTCAAGCTTTTACACAAATGTCGCCACGACCTTGTCGACTTTGCGGTGAAACGCATTCTCTTGCTGCTAACTGAACTTGAGGAACGAGAAATCCCTGACATTCTTGCAGACTGGGTGGCCAGGGCCTATATTACCGCAGAGACACTCGTGGCCATCAAGTCTGACCCTGTGTATGCTCTGATCCGAAGGCAGACCCCCGACCAGCCTCATAACAACGTGGATGGTATTGCATCGCCTAAATTTGTCAACCTGCCCAACAAAATGCTCATCATTGATCATTCCTTTTCCTCGAACGTTCACATGAGGTCCCAAGACAAGATTGCCTCTTATTCAGTCCTAGTCTCCCTTCTCCGAAACCATGGCATCGACTGCCAAGTGCAGCCTAATGTTTTCAGCACTCGAGACAAAAGCCAGCGAGACAGGGCTTGTGAAATCTACTATGGAGGAACCCAGCATGTGGAGCTCATGAAAAAGATAGTGAACATGGCTCAGGACAACTACCTTTCGGCAGTGAACAAACTCAACACACTATACGGCCACAGTTTTGTTTCCCTGCACCTTTATGGCACAGATGACACTAGAAAGACCAGCATCCTGGGTGCATCCTCTGAGACATTTAAAGAGAAGGTCAACCTCCTAAAGCTGAACGGCGAGCATTACTTCTTTGACGACGACGAGCAGATGCTGAAATTCAAGAATGAGGACTGGGGCCCCGAAGGTGAGTTCTTGTTTGCCCCGGAATACAATGAGCTTGACCGGAAAACCATGAACACACTTGCATCCAGGCTCTGGAACAACTTTGCAGAAGAAACCAGGGGTAAAGATTTTCTGGCAAGCCGGCTTAAGACTTTCAACCAGGTGGAAAATTGTTACCTTAGCCTCCTCGATGACTTCATCAACGTAAAAGCAAAGTCTGGTTGCCCTCACCTGCCCTCAAACAAGAGCATTCTCCCAGTCCCGGTTTTCATAGTTGGACCCGAGGCCCTCACACAGTTCCCAGCCGACTCTAACCAAGTACTACTAGAGCTACGAGCCCTTCTGTCAAAACACGGAAGTGCAATCTCAGAGGCGCAATCCCACCTTACAAACCCGAGGAACACATTCCTCAAAATGCTCTTCGACAACATTTGCACTCAGGACCTAAGCTTTTCTAACATGTGCCGGTTTCTGCCTAGAGGGCAGTTCACGTATGATGGAAAAAATGGAATGGAGATTTACGAAGGGGTGTATGCTTTTTACGGCCTGGCAGAAAAAGCCACAAACTACACACGGATCTGTGATGAGACAATCATGCAAAACTTCATGCTAACCAAGGAGTTCTATGACTCGTGCTCTCTGACAACACAGGAAAGGATCTTGAAGCGTTACAAGATGAACAAGAAGCGAACCATGTGCCTTGACATCTCAAAAGATCAGAGGAAGATCATTGCCATAGATGGACCCTGGCGCAAGCGCTACATTGAGTCCAAAGGGGAGCACTATGAGGAAAGTCGCAAGAATGCAGGGGCCACAATCGACATGACTCAGGACACAAGCGACCTGTCAGAAGCAATTAGCAAATGCTCACAAATCCATTATCAATTCGATTTTGAGTCAGCCCTCAGCTCTCGATTCCATGAGGGGAAGGACAGGTACCTAGTATCCCAGAAGGAGTTCTGCAAGTTTTTCTCACGATACTTGAACAACTACTTCGGCAACGCCACCCTGTACATGCAAACCTTATTCCGGGAGCTTGCGCTCCTTATGACCAGGTCACGTGACTCTAATGACATCAGCATTGGAAAGTTCGCTGACTCATTCTATGTTTTTGTGCAAGGCGGTGGTGAAATGAGGCAAGGCGAGAAAATGTACTGGGCCTGGGTGATTCGTGAGAAAGATCCTAAGCGGCTCCCAGAACACATTGACTCTTTCACCAACCACATTTTTGACGAAGGGGAGTTTTACGTCACTCGGCCTTTCTCTTTTACAGAGTACTCTGTCGGGCAGTATCTTCGAGCTGCAGACGTCGGGGTCTCCAGCCTGACCACTTGCCTCGAGAAGATGGACCCGAATTTCAGCATTGGAAGCTTCTGCACTGGAGGGAGCCCTGCCCTCTTGGAGACCGACGTGCAAGCAATCATTTGCCTGGTAATCCTTGTTTTCAACCGTGCCATCTCATCCATGATTCAAACGTCAAGGTTCGTCATGATGAAAGCACTTTCAGACAATCATGACTATGAGGAACTGTTTTCCAAGAAGCTCTCGGATCCAATCAGGAATAGGTTCGGCCTGCTTCTGTTCAGGAGGATTTTCGAATTTGCCTTATCTAATTCCTCAGACTTCAACTTGTCCGAACGCGTTGCTGAGAAGGATCCCAGAACTGCGAATCCCCTCTCGGTAAGTCTACTGGATGAAGATGAAGCTTCACTCTCTGACTTTTACTCAACCCGGTTGTCGAAATTCCCTGCAATATTTTACAGGAAGATCGAATACAAAGACATGTGGACATTGGGTGCGATCCCCGACGGTGTTGCCTTCAGGAACATGATGAGGGTCTGCACACCTTTGGTTAGCTTCCCAGTGCTCCTTGTCGAAATCTACATGTCCAACCTCTTTAACAAAGATATCACTGAAAAAGCTCATGATGAAGTCAAAATCATTGAGAAGACCCTCAAAATTGAAGGGCTCGTCAGAGAAGGGCTCAACGAGGCTCAAGGATACATCAGAGGATTCTGGCGACCAGGTGGGCCCATCAAACATCTCCTATCCCTAGCATCCACACCCCCCGCTCTGAAAAGGCCGAACGAGTGGTGTGCGTATGCAATTTCCATTGGTGCTAGGCTGTTCAAAAAGGATGTGGAATCAGACCGCGGAATTGGAGCAGTGGATGAATGTGCCAACCTCAACAAATGGCATTCAAAATACATTGATTACCTTGCAACCTTGAAGTCCTCCAGCAACGGCATCTGCAAAGAAAAAATCACTTGCAAAACCCCCGAGGAGGTGAACGAATTCTTGAACTTCAAAATTGGGAAGCGCTCAAAAGTCCTGCTAAACATCCTGAAACTAATCATTAGACAGTGCTCCCAACTAGACCCTGAAGCCACTGAGCTAAACAACAGAATTCAGACTATCGGGACAGAAGTGGACAAACTAAGGGAAAAACTAGAGAACATTAGGGACAAAGAGAGGAAGGCAAAACGGGCTAAAGATCTTGACAGTGCAGCGTCTGCAGGACAAGCTCGAGCAGCCGAAAGCTCTGATTCAGAGGAGGAGGATGTCGGGCCTGAAGACTCAGATTCAGACTCCGAGTCTGACACCGAGCCAACTGGTCCCCTGCCTGCAGCTGCATTGGAAGAATCTCCCACTGAGCAGGCGCAAAGGCTGGGTCAGGAGAAGGCAGAGCTTGAAGATATGGTGGCCAAGCTGCAAGAGAACCTCGCATCTCTGACTCTCAAACCCTCTCACACCATTGATGTCCCAGGTGGAGAATCCCAAGCTTCCAAGGTAATGTTCGGAGGTCGGGAGGAGGACTTGGAAGACTTGCAGAAAGACCTCGAAATTGCCAAGATTAAATATCAGATAAGAAAGTCAGACTCCAAAGAGGAGAAAGTTAGAAAGAGGTTCCACCTTCAAGAGGTCATTCGGTCGGCTACCATTTCCAAGGCAATGAGAATGCTCATGAACACCATGATGGCCCTTATGAACTCCTTAAGCCCAGACGCACTACGCATTGACAGAATGGCAAACATCCTAATGGCAATGGGGGATGCTGAAATAGTGGTCCAACTTTTCAGGAAGGCTCAAATAGGGGGGGTAAGGGAGATTTTGATCCTCAACATTGAAGGAAGAGTCATGATTTTCCCAGTCGAAAGTATCGCTAGAGCCATGAGCCAACTTGACAAGTGCGATGCGCTAGAAAGGGGTGACAAGAAACAATTTGATGTGATAGATTCCGTCAGAGAGATCAGGAAGCAAGTTGAAGATCGCAAGGACACCCACTGGAATCTGACTATGTCATACAGTGCTGACTCAGAGAAGTGGTGCCAACAGTTCATTCCCATGCAATTCATCTTCATCTTTGCCTGCCTCATGAAGACAAACATCATCCTGTTCCGCTACATTATGTGCACTCTAATTCTGCACCAAAGTAAGCTCATAGAATACCCCAGGGAAGTTCTGAAGAACTGGCTCGGAGTGAGGAAAAACCTGCTTAATAAAAAGCAGCCAAAGGAG